GCTGGCGCCGGTCAAGGATGCGGTGACCGCCGATGGCGACGTGGTGGTGCCGATCGACGCCGAGGCCTTCGGCTTCTGGCTGAAGGCGGCCTTCGGCGCGCCGACGACAACGGGCACCGCACCGGGCCCGTTCACCCATACGTTTCAGTCCGGCAGTTGGACCCTGCCCAGCATGGCGATCGAGACCGGCATGCCCGAGGCGCCGCGCTATGCGATGTATTCCGGCGTGGCGCTGGACCAGCTTAGCTGGCAGATGCAGCGCTCCGGCCTGCTCACCGCCACTGCGCGGCTGGTGGCGCAGGGCGAGACGGTGGCCACGACCAGTGGCGCGGGAACACCAGCAGAGCTGGACCTCATCCGTTTCGGTCACTTCAACGGCTCGATCAAACGCAACGGCACCGCCTTGGGCAACGTGATCTCGACGGAGATCACCTATGCCAACAATCTCGACCGCATCGAGACCATTCGTGCCGACGGCATGATCGACGGCGCCGATCCGTCCATTGCCGCGCTCACCGGCCGCACCGAGGTACGCTTTGCTGACAGCACATTGGTGACGCAGGCCATCAACGGCACGCCGTGCGAGCTGGAGTTTTCCTACACGCTCATCTCCGGCGAGAGCCTGACCTTCACGGCGCATGCCGTCTATCTGCCGCGGCCCCGCATCGAGATTTCCGGACCGCAGGGCGTGCAGGCCTCGTTCGACTGGCAGGCCGCCCGCGACGCCACGCTCGGGCGCATGTGCACCGCCGTTCTCGTCAATGATGTGGAGGACTACTGACCATGATCCGTCTCGACCTTTCCAGCAAACCACGCTGGCTCGATCTCGGCCACGGTTTGCGGCTGCAGGTTCAGCCGGTGACCACGGCCATCATGGTCGCTGCCCGCAATGATCCGGCTGTCGAGGCGCTGCCCAAGGATGCCAGCCAGGAACAGATGGCCGTAGTCATGGCCAAGGCCGTCGCCCGGCGCGTGGTCACCGATTGGGAGGGTGTCGGCGATGCCGATGGCAAGCCCGTTCCCGTCACGCCCGAAGGGATCGACGCAGCTCTCGACATCTGGCCGGTGTTCGAGGCCTTCCAGACCCGCTGCCTGGCGCCGCACCTGATGCTGGACGCGGAAAAAAACGTCTCATCGCCCTTGCCGAATGGCACTTCGGCGGGGGCGAAAGCTATTGCGCGGCCTGCGAAGGCGCGTGCGAAGACTGCCCGGCGCGGCTGAACCATCCGGAAACTCCGGAAGGTTGGCAGGTCTGGGCGCTCGTCCTGCGCCTGACTGGACAATTGCGCGTTGCCGGCGGCATGGGCGCCACGGTTGTCATCGGCTGGGACATGACGGCGGCGCTCGCCATGGCGCAGGCGCTCGGGATCGATCCGCTGATCGCCGCCGAATGCCTGCCCGGGATCGAGGCGGTGATGGTGCGCAAGCTCAACGAACAGATGGCGGCCGATCGTAGCTGATCAGGTGCGATCGGTACGGTCCCGGTACCCATGCGTGGATTTGGCCTCGGCAATCCCGGCGAGTGCGCCTCTCTCCGGGACCGGCATCAGCAGAATGCCAGATCCCTTTGGCATCAGGGTGAGGACCTGGCCAGCCTTCCAACCCCGTTCGGCGCAAAGCGTCTCAGGAATCTGAATCTCGAACTCTGCGGACAAGGTAACGGTCTCGGACATGGGCCGATTTTCCGCAAATCTGCATCGCTGCGCAAGGCGCATATGCGTCCGACAGGAAGATTGATTCATGGCCGAAAAGCGCGTCTCCGTCCGGCTCGTCGCCGAGGGCGGCCGACTGGTCAGATCCGAGTTTCAGGGGGTTGGCGAGGCTGGCGAGAAGAGCTTCAAGCGCATCGAGACACAGGCCGACATCACCGGCAAGGTGGTGCGCCGCGTCATGGGCGTGCTTGGCGCCGCAATCAGCGTCCAGCAGCTCGTCACCTATACCAACAGCTGGACCGACCTGCGCTCACGGGTCGATCTTGCCACCGGCTCCCAGGAAAAGGGTGCTGCCGTCATGGAGCGGCTCGCCGCCATGGCGCGGCGGACCTATTCCGGCATCGAGCAGACGACCGAGTCCTGGCTCGCCAATGCCACGGCACTCAGGGAACTCGGGCTGTCGACCAAGGAGAGCCTCGAGTTCACCGAGGCGCTCAACAACGCCATGGTGGTCTCGGGCGCCAAGGGCGAACGGGCGGCGTCGGTGCAGAATGCGCTGTCCAAGGCCATGGCGCTGGGCAAGCTCTCCGGCGACAACCTCAACACGGTGATTGCCAGCGGCGGCCGGGTCGCCGAACTGCTGGCGGCGGAGCTGGGCGTCAATGTCAATCAGCTGCGTGAGTTGGGAGCGGAAGGCACGATCACCGGCGATGTCATTCGGCGCGCACTGGTTGGCAATCTCGAGCGGCTGCGCGAGGAAGCCGATAGCATGCCGGCCACCATCGGCGATGCCTTCACGCTGCTGTCCAACGCCGCCCTGCAACTGGTCGGCTCCTGGGACACGATGGCAGGCGCTTCGTCTCTGGTGGTAGGCGCGATCATCCTGCTCGCCGACAATCTCGAGCACCTGGCGGCCATTGGCGTCGCCTTCGCCGGTTTCATGGTCGGACGCTGGGTTGCAGCATTCGTCGCAGCGCGGATTGCCACCGTCAGCCTGTCGGGCGCGCTGGCGCTGTTGCGCGGCGCCATCATCCGCACCGGGATCGGCGCGCTGATTGTCGCTGCCGGCGAGCTGATCTACTGGTTCGGCCAGCTGGTGAAGGGGGCCGGCGGTTTCGGGCGCGCGCTCGAGCTGATGGGCAATCTGGCCGGCGCCGTCTGGGATGGCATCAAGGCGGTCGCCGCTTCCTTTGTCGACGATTTCCGCGCGATCACGGCCAACGTCGAACAGCTCTGGCTCAAGCTGATGGCGTTCCTCTCCAACAAATGGGCCGACTTTCTTGCCACGATCGGCCCGACCTTCAACAGCGTGGCCGAAACACTCGGCACGGATGCCCGGATCGACTGGTTCGGGGCGCAGTCCTACGCTTCGATGCTCGACCATGCCGTCAGCAATGCCGGCGTCATGGCGGATCGCTATCGTCAGCGAGCTCAGGACACACGCGCCCATGCCTTCGATGCCGTCGGCCCCGCAGCACAGGCGCTTGGCGACGCCATCAAGGGTGCTGACAGTGCCGCATCGCTCGACGATGCCGCAGCAGCGGCTGGCCGTGTGACCGATGCGCTCGACAGTTCGGCGGCGGCTGCAAAGAAGGCCGGCAAGGCCAACAAGAAGGCATCCGAAGAAGCCGTCACCGGCTGGGATGCAGTGGTCAAAAGCCTTTCCGATTATGCCGCAAAAGCTCGCGACATCGGCGGCGATATCGGCAATGCGCTGGTCAATGCGTTTCAGGGGGCGGAGAACGCCATCGGCGAGTTCGTCAAGACCGGCAAGCTGAAGTTCGGCGATCTGGTCACTTCGCTCATTGCCGACCTCCGGTGTTCTTGGCAGCGCGGGCGGGTTGTTCGCCAACATCCTGCACGCCGGCGGCGTGGTCGGCGCGCCCGGTCCCGGTCGCATGGTGACGGCCATGGCCTTTGCTGGCGCACCCCGCATGCATGCCGGTGGTTGGGCAGGTCTGCGGCCCGACGAGGTGCCCGCGATCCTGCAACGCGGTGAGCGGGTGCTCTCCCGTCGTGAGGCAGCAGCGGCGGCACGGGGCGTATCCGCTCCGACCGTCAATGTCACGATCAACGCCCGCGATGCCGAGAGCTTCCGGCAATCGCGCACACAGGTCGCCGCCGACATAGCGCGTGCGGTGTCGCTCGGTCGGCGCGGTCTCTGAGGTTCTTGCAAAAATGGCTTTCCACGAGGTCCGGTTTCCGGACGATATCTCGCGCGGCGCACGCGGCGGGCCGGAACGGCGCACGCAGATCGTCGAGCTTGCCTCGGGCGACGAGGAGCGCAACGCCAGCTGGGCGAACAGTCGCCGCCGCTATGATGTCGCCTATGGCATTCGCCGCGCCGACGATCTCGCCGCCGTGGTCGCCTTCTTCGAGGCCCGCAACGGACGGCTCTACGGGTTTCGCTTCAAGGACTGGGCCGACTACAAGTCCTGCCTGCCGTCGCAGTCACCTGCCGCCACCGACCAGCAGATC